AAAAAGAATCTGAGATAAAACCCAATGCACCACAATCTTCTGATAGAATCAATGAGGGTACAAAGGAAGTAAAAGCAAGTGAAGCAGCATCAGGTGGTGGTAATCTTGCAGTACAGAACATAAATGCACCAACCACTACGACCAGTTATCAGAGTAGTGCAGTGTATGGTGATGCGTCTCCGGCTAGAGATGACCTAGATCGAGTGTCATCTTTTTGATACACGCATTCTTACTTATTGTAATGGTGCAGGGGGATATCATATCTCAAGATATGTATTTCCGTAGTATTCATGTGTGTAATGACTATGCCCATGCCCTTGTTCATGGACAACATAAGAACATTCATCATAACACAATGGTAACAGCCTATTGTATCCCCAAGAAAGTGAACGAGTCAACAACAGTTTACGACAGATAAAAAAAGGGTCTCCGAAGAGACCCTATAACCATCACGGTTTATCCTAAGGCAAGGATTCTTTCCTAGTCTTCAGCAGCGAGTTTCGCAAAGTATGACAAGGTGTCATCTTCATTTCCTGTCGCGGCAATCGTAGGTTCTGGGGCAGTGTTAGACACTACGGTTGGTTCCGAAGACTTCCAAGGTACACTCTCAGCAGTCTGATTTAACATATCATTCTTAACAGTCGCACCGGCACCAGTTGCTTGACCAAGTACTACTTCTAAACGTGCTTTCAGTTCATCGTAAGACTTATACGAAGACTCTGCAACAAACTCTGTCATATCATGCAACTGATTATAAGTTGACTCAAGTTTAGTTTCATCCGCATCTAAGAACGAAGTTACTCCTTTAAACTCTGATTTGTCATAGTTGCGGTATCCTGCGACATTGCGAATCTTTAACTGGAAATCAGCACCGTTCCAGAAATCGAATGGGTTTACAGGTGTCTCGCCTGGAAACTGTGGTTGCATCACATCCATAATCTTATCAAAGATTTTCTTACCGAAGTCGTAAAGGAATACTTTACCTTCATTGGCAGGATTGGATGGGTCAGATACTACCATGACATTTGCGACATAGTGTAGTCTACGTTTTTGTTTACGTGCGACTTCTTTGTCTTCATCGATACCACTGTTCCAAAGACGTGAGTTATACTCACTCACTGGGTCGTTCTGTCCGTTAAGAGTAGTCAGAGACTTCTCAACGTACCATTGACCAGTAGGCCCTTTAAAGAAGTGATCGAAGTATCGAACCCACGGAAGTTCTTGACCTTCAGCGGCAGGAAGGAAACGAATCTGTGCGAAACCGTTACCGTTATCATCAACAGTTGGTTTCCAGAATCGTAAATCTTCGTACTTGTTTTTAGTTTGTGTTCCCCCACCGACTTGTTGAGCGGCTGCTGCCAACTTCGACACGTCAAGGGAATTAGATTTTAGGTTTGCAAAAGACATTGTATTACTCCGGTATTATTTATATTGGTTGTATTATTTGTATTAAGTGTATGCATTGTATCATAATAAAGAAAGAAAGTCAAGCTATTATTTATCACTTGGCAATCTTTCACCTTTTTCAAGAAAATTAAGATTCATAGCTTCCAACTCAATCTTCTCCTTGATGGATACCGCGATATACTTCTTGATATCCTCAATCTCTAAGTTGTTATCTTCACAGAGATAAACAACGGCATCAATGTAATTCATTGACTTGTATCGTACCGTATCTTCTACCATACGGGTAAACTTCTTTCTGTTCATGAAACTAGACTCTTCTTGCGAGGAATCTACTCCACCCATTTGAAACTCAACTCTCATCGACAATATCCTCTTCTTCAACTTCTTCATTATTAATAGGGGAATATATCTGAGTTCCGAACTCAGCTTCCAACTCTCTAGTCCAAGTTGTTGCTATATCTGGATACCAAGTCCCGTAACTTCTCTTAGGTCTACCATCATCATAGTATGCCATAGTAGTACAGACAGTCATGATACGAGATTCTCGTTTCTCACCATACCTAAAGTCACTCCATATACCACCACTGAGATACTTCTTCATGTTGGATATGTAAACTTCTAGGTCGATATATTGTCCTCTTTCCTTAGAGACCTTAGAGTCCTTGAACATCGACATTCCTTTCAGTTCAAGTTGGTTTGCTTTCAACCACTCCTTAACTTTCTTCCAGTGTAGAAAATGATCTTCAGGTTGGTTTCGTAAGTCTTCATGTACTGACTTACTACCGTCCGCCCCTCTCGCTTCACGTGCCTTCGCAAGACGTTCTGTCGCTGCAGCCTTCTGTGCATCAGACATCGGTTTGCGTTTACGTTTAACTTTCTTGCGTTCGAAACCAAGTTCTTTCAAAGAGGCGAGTTTCTTCGCCTCTCTGGTTGCCTTTGCCTTCTGCGCTGATGTAAGTTTTTTAGTGACCATAGTATTATATAGTATACTTTATAGAGTGTTAAAAGTCAAGAGCGAATCAACACGAAATGAACGCCAGTCTGATACATCCAGATCGAACACACGTACTGCGAGTTGGTTCTTCTCAGTGTTTGCGTTTGCATCTGTCTTAGGCATCTTGTCTACCGGAATCATATCTTCCACCAGAGTTGCTCTCATTTCACGTACTGCATTATCTTTCACTTTAGTGAACGACAAGTTTACTACACCTAGGCGTAGGGTGTTAACAATTTCTTCATAAGTCATATTGTTCTCCATTATCATTTTTCCTATTGTAGTTTAAAAAGGTGTAGTACTTGAAACACAAGAACGAAATATCTAGGCAGAATCCATCATATAAACTAATACTAATAGATGGGGTCAACCAGAACTCTCTTTCCGATGTCCACTGATTACAAAAACGATGTTCACGTTTGCGATCATAATCATTGATGTCGTGCATTATGCTACTCCTTCCTTAAACCATATTGGGGTTTCGGTATTCTTCCATCTTGCAAAGTCTACCTTTTCTTTTATGTAGTAGAAACGGTATGCTTCTACTGGGTCTTCACGTTTGCAATACTCAGGCATTGCTTGTGCGAATTTTGTAAGTCTTCCGACTAAATTTATATTACGTGGTGCAAACCATACATAACCACCTAGTTTATCATAGGTCATGTGTACACGTCCGTATCGTTTCTCATACTCCTTCGCAGTTGCTTGGAAGTGTTTGAACAACCATCGGTAGTTCGCTGCATTCTCACGTATCCATATGTTGGACGGGTGATTGACGTGTGATGCTTTGTACAAGTCTTGTTCTTGTGCAGCACCCCTCAGTCTCCACCGTTTGATGTTACGACCATTCTTAGTCTTGTCTGTATACAACTCACCATCTAGTACACGATGTGCGGTAGACAACATCTGACCATACTCAGTGACCATCTTGACCACGTGTTTGTCACACATCATCTGTGCGGCAAGTATAGGGTCTTTGTCTAAGTGGAATATATTCATAGATGTGATATCTCCGCAAGTATTTGTTCTACCTGACCAATGTTTTGATAACCAAGAACATTGTCCGTTATGGGTGTAGTATAACACAACTCACCTTCGTTGTCAAGCACCGCAACCTCATATAGACCTTTCTTTCCGCCATACGAGAAATTATGTTTAACCACGGACGCACCATAATCATTATCAAATTTGTAAACGAGTTGGAATCCATTCACATAGTCCATGTCGTTTTTCTCAATGGTACAGCCACCTTTTATAAATCTCGCAAGACCGTTCGGGACATTCATGCCGCTAACTCCTTTCTCATTATCAATACAAGTATTATATCACACTTCTTTGAAGTTGTCAAGCAAATACTGCATATTCTTTTCAACATACTGTTCATAAGAGATTTCTTCGTCTTGCCACTCCCTACGTTCAGCACAGTTGTCTACATACATCGCCTTTGCGAATACTTCAAACGGGGTTCTATCATCTGGATTTAATAACATACTATTTTCCTATGTGTTTCACGTCTGAACGTGAGATTACTTGATATGCACCCTTATTATAGGCTGGTGCTACCGTGAACTTCTTAGACTCTTCAAGTCTATATGAATTGTCTACCCTTACAATATCACGTCCCATATCACTCTTAGAAGGGTACTTCTCACGGTGATCGT